CAGGTGTACCAAAGGCTCCTGACTCTTCAAAGATTACATCTCTAGCATCTTTACCCCTGGCAGCATCTGCATTATCCTTAAAAGTAAGTGCCATTATCTCAGACATAAACCCAGTCTCAACCTTTACACCATTTCTGTATTCAATAGTAGAAGCTTTAACGTGGTCCATTTTATCTACAACATCCTTAGGATATACCCAAGCTGTATTGGCATTAATAAAGTTGAGGTAATTAGAAGCCATTGTATAGATACCTTTAGGATAAAGGAATTTCTTTTCATAAGCAGCAAATATAGTAAGAGCTCTAGGATAACATAAATAATTCTTAACAGCAATAGCTGCATTCTTATATGAGTATCCCTTTCTTCTAGACTTACCTACAATAAGATTGTACCCTCCTGTTAGGTAATCTGCTTCTATTTTAACTTCAAGTTGAAGTCCTTTAAATAACTCTTCTAAAGCTTTCTTTTGTGCTTCAGCTTCAGGTAATGATTTAGCATGTACTCTACAAGTTTCATCAAACTCTGTTTGAACTCCTAAACCATCTACTATACCATTAAAGGCAATTTCTCTTGCCCAAAAATAATTATAATCTCCATCCCAGAAATCAGGAAAGTCTGTAACTTTGGCTGACTTCTTTGCATTCATATCCTCTACTTTAAGGATAGGACAGAAGTTTAAATAGAAATAATGATCTCCAGTAATCTTTACACCACCTGAAGTATAACCATTGATAATTCTATTTCTTTGTTCTTGCCAATAAGTATACCAATCAGGAGAACCCCAAGGATCTAGACAGTAGGTATTATACCTCTGAAACTTTCTAGCTTCTTCTCTAAACACTTCTGTGTTTATCCAAATCCCATCAGGGTTTCTAATTGCTCCTAATTTACTCATGTATTATGTAACAATGTTTTTAATTCTGTACAATGTGTGAGCAACAAGTTCTTGCATTAAATCAATCTGACTTTGAAGGAAAGACTCTTTAATAGCAACTCTTTCTACTGAAATAGTGTTATAAAGATTCTTAAAGTAAGCCAAAGGATTAGCAATAGCCATAGACTCTTCTACTTCAGTAAGTCTAAAGGTATCATCAATACCCATTGAAGTTTCTACATAAGTGTCTACTAAATCCAACACTCCCTCATAGAAAATACTCATTGCATTATGAGTTGCAAGAGTCTTATCTTTTTGAAGTAAATGTGTCAAGTGCACATCTGTTCTTGCTTTTAAAAGTAGAGCTGCAATAGTCTCTCTTTTACCTTTTACTGATGCAGAAGATTTTCCTTCTCCTATTTCATCATCATCTAACATTTTTGCTAAGTCTGCCATGATTTTTAGTTTTTAAGATTAATATTAAAATGTAAAGGTAAGTATTTATTTTAGACTTGAAGGGTCTGCAAATATACTTACTATTTTCTGCCCTTTCTTTTTAACTTCTTCAAATACTTCATTATCAACTTTTTCTCTAAGAGTATTTAAGTTTTCAAGTACTCTTGAGGTATCATTTAAAGCTGAAGTTATATCTTTAGGTTTAAAGATTGGTGCTCCTGTTCTAAGATTTACATCATTCATACTGAACCCAATAAAGAATTGTTGCATCTTTTCAGCTGCAGATTTAGCTGCCATATAGTAATTGTAAGTCACTGAAGCTTCAGCTTGAAACTCTTTTAACTTAGCAATACCTTGCAAAAGTAGTGGGTCTTCTTGGTCCCATTCAGCTCTTGTGATTATATCTTTAATAATCTTTTCTGGCCTTTGTTCTTCAGAGTATCCTGAATAAGGATTAGATTTTTGAATAGAAGCCATGAACTCAATATAAGAGAAATCCTCTATAGCATATCTTTTATCTGCAGATTCATCTCTTTCCCATATCTCTTTGAATGGAGGTATAAGCAGTACTTGTGTTGTTGGAGAGACTACTTTGCTCTCTACTGTGAATAGTAAACTCATATACTTAATTGTTGAGGATTAATTATTTGCTTAAGTTCTTCATAAGTTAATACACTAGAAAAACTTTCATCTCCTGTATGAATAATTCCATATTCAAAACCATCTGCTTCTGTACCTGAGCCTATAGCATTTATAACATAGAAAGTCATAAACCTTGTTTCACAATTTTTTACAGAAGACTCTAACCCCATCTTTTCTAGGTTATCAGTCTCATCTGTATTAAAATAAATTTGTAGTTCAATTGGTATCATATCCTATTGGTATAAATGAAGATCAGTTTTTCTAATTGATTTAGAGATAATTGTAGCATGGATATGAAAGTCTGGTAGACCAATCACATTAACTCCTACTTGAAAGTAGGTTAATACTGTCCCTATGTACAGTCTAAATTTTTGAGCCATTTTCTTTTTCTTTAAATTTTAAGTAATTTTTCGTAATTTGTTTTACTATCCACCCTAAAAGGTAGGCATGTGATTCATCATTGTTGACATCTACTGTAGCTCCAATACTTTTAAACAATTGATTACATAAGTGATCAGCTTCATGAGCAATAGTATCAGCAAGTTCACATTCAATATTTATCCCTTTAAAGATTGCTCTGTGTCTACCCACATTAATAATAATCATGTGATGGTTTCCTCTCATTTGAGACATCCCTAGAACATTATCTTCTTCAGTAAGGTTTTGATGATACTTTTTATTTATCTTAGGGCAATCTTGAGTAAAATCTCCTGTAATAATTATGTGGAACCTTCTCCCATAAGGATTAATATCTAAACCTTGAGTTACCATCATATTTTAAAAATTGCTGTTGATCTATTTAACCATCCTTTTAGGAACTTACCTAATTTAATGTTTGCTCTTACAAGGTTATTGTAAGTAGTGTTTCTAGCTTTGTATAAACATTCTTCTGTTACATACAACATTTTCTCCCTAGTTGCAGGCCCAATTATTCCATCAGAAGGGACTTTAGCACAACTTTGCATTAACTTGATTGCCCTAGTATTTCCCATATTGTAAGCAGTATCAAAGTACATAAGTCTTGCTTCCAAGGGCAAGATAAATGCATTAATTGCTCTGTAGTATTTTGTGTAAGCCATAGCTGCAGCTTCTTCATAGGTAGTGTCTTTAAAATCATCAAAGTTTTTAAATGATTCAGTGTTATGGTTATAGGCAATACCCCATAAGGTCCAACCTCCTGAGTCTCCAGCTACATTGTGTAGACTACCTCCAGCTTTAGGATTTTTAACTCCTTCCCAAACCAAGGTTCTATTAAAAATGTGTTCTTTAAAATACTGAAATTCTTTTTCTACTGTTGGATTAGCTTTTGCCAATCTTAAGTAATCTTCTATGGTAAGTTTATTTGCCATTATCTAATTCTTGTTGCTTTAATGATTAATATATCTACACTATCATCTTCATAAATAATATCAATTCTCTTGGTAGTTGCTTGAGCTCCTACAACTTGATTAGGAATTGTAGCATTACTATAAGTGATGTATAGTTCTTTGGTTTCTAAATTAAAACTTGTGGCAGTGCAACCACAGTAAGGACTAATAGTTTTAATAACAGGAAGAGTTTCAAAAGCTTTAAATACTATTCTTCTAGGGGAACCTGCTTTAATAATTCCTAAGTTTTGTTCAGGGTTTATCCAGTGACTCATCTTCTAGTTGTTTTATGGGTTATTCTTAATTCAAACTCTCTTGATTTTTTTAAGTTCCAATATCTAAATTCAATATTGTACTCTCTCTTGTAAATTAGCCAATCAGTTTCATCTAATATTACAGGATAACAAATTCCATCACAAGTTTTATTTGCCATTTGCAAAGCAGGAGTAGCACATCCACATTCAACACATTCTCCATTTTCATAACAAGCTTTATTCATAACAAATAACCTATAATTTATCTGTTCAAAGATATGTAATGGCAATAAAAAGTTAAAAGTCTTGCTGTAGAAAAGGAATTTTCTAACATTTCCCTGAATGTAGGCTATAATATTAGCCAAGTTTACTTTTGCTTTCATTTTCTTTTCGTTTAAGTGCTGATTCTAATTGTTCTTTCTTTTTAAAGTAGTTGACTGGACTTATCCTTTGCTCTTTAAACATTTTAGTGTATGCTTTTAAGTGATACCCCAACATCTTAGGGTATGCAGCAAAGGTACCAAAAAATTGCAACCTTATATTAACAAAAGTTCCTGATTCAATACCTTTTCTGACTTCTATAAAAGGAGCAGAGCAAATTTGATTGCATTGTTCCTTTGTAAGGCCAGGATATTGGTCTTTAATAGAGTTGTAATACTCGTCAACTAAATCAGGATGAAGCAATTTCATTATTCTTGTACAATTTTAAATTGATAGAACTGTTGCTTCTCTTCAGGTAGTAATATACTAGCAATCTGTATAATACCTCCT